GGAAACCTACTACGTTTTCAAAGCTGTCAGGATTATCTATCACTCCGTCGTCGTCAGAATCTCGGAATCCTAATTTGATTTCGTTGGTGCTTTCGTATCCGTCAGCGAATTTTATAGAATCGCTGATTTCAAAATCTATATCTTGACGCAGTTCGTTGATGAGGTCGCTGGCAGTGTTAACTCCCAGTACTTTGATTTGATCTTTGACTACAGCTCCTAGTTGATCATTATAACGCTTTTCGTTAGCATCAAAATAAAAACGATTTTGGTTAACGCTGCCAAATACATAACTTAGAGTGCGTATTCTCACAGTATAACTATCAGGTTGTTTGACAAAGGCCACGATCCACGAACTATCCACTGCGGTATTAGTAGTATCACCTGATTTACCTAGACTGAAATCGTCAACGAGATTAAGATTGCTGGCTGTGATTATTTTCCATTGCGATTCTACATCAGAATATCTCAGTCCAAAATTAAGATTTGCTGATGCCTGATTAACTATCTCGTTTTCCAATGCGGTATCAAGATCGTTGATAAATCTTGGTACGATTCTCTCGGCTACAGCACCAGTTGGTATGACATCACTGAAAAGAATTGGACCTAATCCATTAGTCAACACTCCACGGCCGGCATTGGTTCCATCACCAACTATTCTAACTACCTTGGTCCAAAGACTAGAAGTCTGTGTCGGGTCAGTAGAATCAGCCGCAACAATTTTTCCTTTTTTGAATGCAAATCCTTGCGGGGCTGTGAATTTTATCGAACTGTTTACTAGTAGGTATTTTAAAACAGCAGTCGAATATGTGCCCACTCGAAGCAGTGAATTGTCTACGAGATTTTTAAAATACCCAGTGTCGCTGGAGACTACTTGCCAAACTGTATTGGTGTCTGTGAACAGTATTTTATTAAACTTTGTGAAATAAAAATTATAAACTTCAGTGTCTGTGAACACAGGCTCGATGCTGCGTCTAATAAAATTAATGATATCTAATCTATTAGAAAACTTAAATGACAGCGTGGATTCATTTTCTTGTTTGTAGATATAGCCATCATCGCCGAACACATTAATACTGCTGTATTTTCCTGTAGCGTCTAGGATGTCAAAATTTCTACTGATTCCACTAGAGGTTCTATTCACTGCTTTAATTTTTAGAATATTCTGAGAGCTTGTCAAAGGAGCAAGATTATAATCCTCTGCTGTGATCATTCTATTCTGTGTATAGTACACTGCAGGGGCGTTGGCTCTGATAACATCGATATCTTCAGATGCTGCTGAATTTGACACTGTGCTCTGTAATGCCAGTCCAATAGTTAATGTCTGCTCAATTCCAGATTTGTTAAGATATACTACACTGATATTAATGCCTCGCATTTCATTAGGATATATGGTATAACTCAATCCATTACTGGTTCTATAAAATACCCTAAATGATCCTTGCGGCAGATTTCCGTAAACTCCGTCTGCAAACACCAAATCAATATTGTCATTTTCTTTGGTGTTTATGGCATAAATGTTGCGAATGTCTTGAGCAACACTGTTATAGGCTATATTGTTGCCTACCAGAGACGATACCTTAGTCCACTCTTCTAGTTGTGTACCCTGTGAGCTTAATGAAAATAACCACACATCATCATTGTTGATGTTGCCTGCATCTACAGCAATTTTTTCATTGGTAGTAGGAACGTCTACAGTAAACTCCGCTAATTCAATAGTGCCCTGTTTGAACTGTATAAAAAATCCTGTGTTTGCACTACCAGGCCCCGACCCGTCATTTTTATATATGAAACCCAATTGGTTGCCAGGCACTGGCGGTTCTTCGTAGATGTTTTCGCTGTTCTTAAATGCTGTAGATACTATTTCAAATCCCATACCTAAGCCACTGACATTTTTACTAAATGAAAACAACGGCACATCTGAGCTAATAGTGCGAAATCTATACTGTTCTGTAGGGATTCCTTGAATTATAGCCGAACCTTGACTGCGACCAAATTCTGTGTTATCTGCCATGGCAGAATTCAATACAGTGAGAAACTGTTCTAGCCAGTTGGTGTTAGTGGGATCGTTCCAGGTTATTAATTGTGACGCAAGATTCTTGCCATTGCTGTCTATGATATTATCAGTGGTACTTACGGTAGTGAATTTCAACAATCCTTTAGAAGTCACATTTCGTTTAGCATTGTAACTCAGCATTCGAGCTATACGCAACACACTTTCTTTGGTTTCTGCCAACTCAATAAAATTTTCGCGACTAGCAAGATCTATACGGAATGCCAGACTTTGTCCTAGAAAAGCAATAGCATCTATCAGCGCAAGATATTCGCTGGATTCAATATAGTCGTTGAAATCTTCTGGATAATTTTCTCTAAGGTACGTGATAATAACTCTACGTAGATTTTCAAAGTCGTAGCTTTTGAAATCAGCGTTTCTAAATGTCTGATAGATTCTAGTCCAATCTTGATTTAAGATTAAATTATTTTGCCTGCTGGTTGTAGTCATACCAATATTTACCTTAAAAAATTAAGTGGTCAGTTTATAACCCTGTTGGTTTTATCAAAATTAAGTGACATTTTTTCAGTGATATTGAAAGGTCTGTAAATTAATTCCACCTGGATGCGCATGCCTTGATCCGTGCTGTCTACCTGAACTTCTTGTACGGATATCCTAGGATCATAGTTAACAATGGCTTCCACATCCTTGGCTATGATCTCTTTGACATCAGGGGTAAATGGTTCAAACAGCATGTCCCAGATCACTGTGCCAAATTCTGGATTTTCTAATTTCTCACCTTTGCGAATGTAGAAGTGATTGATCAAATCCTGCTTGACAAGATTAATGTCATATAGTTTAAAGTTCTTATTAGATTCGCTGGAGCTAAATCCTTTATAAGTATATTTGGCCTGATTCTCAGTGACATTGGCCACACTCTGTGCTGCGATTTTTTGATTGTATAGTCTAGTAGCCATATTTTTTTCCTTATGCCTTATTGCTCATTATCTGTGCAATAGTCAACTGTCCCGTCTTCACTGCCTTAGGCACACCCACTGACATCTGTTTTGGAACGAAATGACCACTATCGTTGGCACCTGCATTATTGTGTATACCCATTGTTGCTAAAAATTGTTGAGCAAATCCTGTGTAAGCACCTAATTTGTTTAACGAATCCCATTTTCCATCTTTATAAATTAAGATATCAGCAGCTGCTCCATAATTGTGCCAGCTATTACCGGGAGGAGCAGCTTGTGGTCCTGTACCTGCTTTATAAGCGTCATATAGTTGCTGACTTCTTGCTAATGGTCTAAGACATTCAGACACACTCATATCCCATCCTTTTGAAAAATATTCAGTAATAAATGCTTTGATTGCTCTAGCAAATACCACTCTTACTGTGGGATCTAAGGTCATGAGATTTTCAGCAGTTCTTTTTCCATACCTACTAGGTGCAAAATATTCTGCGGTTAAATTAATACCTCCGGTTGGAATCGATATCGATGTAGGAACCACTGGTTTTCCAGTTACTGGATCTGGCTTAGCAGCATCATAATCATTGATCTCAGCCACGTGTGCAGCCGATGCAGACACCTTGCTGTTTTCTGTTGCCTCTTTGTATTCTTCTGATAGCACACCCCCAACCTCTCTATCTGTATCAGTGGGCGTTAACAGTTGTGGTGACATGTGTTCATGTAGTTTCCAAGGTTCATGCATGGGCACACGTTTCATTATCGTAGATAATGTTCCGGCTTGATATCTTTTTGTCGTCCAATCTCCGATAGCAGTAGCTGAAACCTCATGGGTTGACAAAGGAGGTGCGGTCACTGCAGAGTCAGCGGAAGCAGCTTGAGCTGCCTGTGGTCCGTTTAAATCTATTCTACTGCCTGAAACAACTATTTTTCCAGAAGCTGCAATGTCTAGTGTTGATGATGCAATTTTTAGGCTCGACACTGACTTGATGTCGGTCGTTCCAAGTGAAGTAATTTTTGTGTTTGTTCCTACTGCTAAATCAAACGAATCGCCGGTGGTAAATTTGGTCTTGGTGCCAATTTTAATATCTAAGCTTTCACTGACAAAAACTTTCATGTCTAAAGCAGATCTCAAATGAATATTTTGTAAAAAATCTCCATTCAATCTACCCTTGGCTTTGATGTTTACATTTCTACCGCATTCAAGATTAAAGTCTCTATCAGCATAAAAGTTAAAATCATTTTTTGTATGTACACTGATGCTGTCTTCGGAAAATATATCTATCTTACCGTTGCTGGTTAATTCAATCCATGCTGTACCCCGAGCATTGGCAATGTAGATCAAATCTTCTGAATTGTGCATCAAGATCTGATGACCTGTTCTAGTTCTCACTCTAAAATATTCACTAGCAGGAATAGTAGGCGATCCCTCAT